TCTGAAAAAGCCTGAAGCCAAGAAGGGTGATGTCTGGTGGGAAGTCGATACGGATATCGACTACGAACTGGTGCTGTATAATCCGGGTGAGAGCTACGGAAACAACAACCTGAAGAAGCTGGAGCAAGTAACGCTCTACAAGCAGATTACAGATGATAGCTGGGAAGCTATTACTATCTGGGACATGGTTCATATGAACTGGGTCTACAAAGGTAAGTCTGTCGAGATCACTGCCAAAGAAGCTATTCAGGATACTGAAGAGAGTGGGTTCATCGTACCCATCCATTCAGAGATCTATAAGAAGATGTCTCTGATAACAGCGACACAGATGGGTACTGCCTGCTGCTATCTAGTTTTGAACTCCTATAAGGTCGTCAAGCAGAAGTGGTATCAGACAGGTATCTTCAAGATCTTCATCTTCGTTGCAATCATTGCGATCTCGGTATTCTTTCCGCCATTTGGTGCAGCTGGTGCTGGTATCCTTGGTTCCGGTGCAGCCGTTGGAGCTAGTCTAGGATTGACAGGTCTGGCTGGTGTGATTGCCGGTGCAGTAGCTAATTCGATCGCAGCTATGCTCATCATGAAAGCTATCGGTGTGCTTGCTGTAAAGCTTTTCGGAGACAAGCTTGGAGCGATCATAGGTGCTATTGCAACTGTCGTATCGGTAGCTGCTGTATCAGGAAGCTTCAATGGTAGCTCTTTGTCTACGAGCATCAGTCAGCTGGCACGTCCAGAAAACCTCATCAAGCTGACAGAGGCCGGTATCAATGGGTATGCTGGATATATCCGTGCTGGACTCGCTGATATGCAGAAAGATCTGAACAGCCTCAAGATCTCTACGAACGAGAAGCTTGAGGAAATTCAGGATCTCTATGAAAAGAATATTGGCTATGATAGGGGTGTGTTCGATCCGACCAATCTTATCGGACAGGGCATTTACGTTCCTGAGGGAATGGACACATTCCTAAGCAGAACACTGATGTTAGGGAGCGATGTAATAGAGTTCACTCAGAGCTTAGTTACAGATTTCTCAGCATTAACTCTGAGCACAGAACTGCCGGGTTAGTTTGCATAGGAGGCTGCATTGGCAGGCGAGTACGATTTCTCTTCACCACTTAATCTGAGTGCAGTGAGTGCCCTTACTGGGTTGAGTGGTTCTTCTGGTTCCCCTCTATCCAGTGGCTTCCCTGTTGGTGGAATGGGTAGTGGTCCTTTTGATCTATCTGAAGCAGCTAAAGTACCTATTCCAGGTATTCCCGGCGTAGGTGGTGGAGCAGCTGGAGGCATTACGTCACAGATGGGACTAGGGATGAACATCCCTACTCTACAGCTAGGATTTGGTGCTCTGAACTCGATTGGCAATCTCTATGCAGCGTTCCAGTCGAATGCTCTTGCCAAGAAGCAGTTCAATTTCACCAAGGATGCTTACAAGCAGAACCTCACCAACAGCATTGCGAGCTACAATACGGCTTTGGCTGATCGTGCTCGATCTCGTGCTGTTGTTGAAGGTCAGAGCTCTGAGCAACAGCAAGCGTATGTCGATCAGAACAGCTTGAAGAAGATCTAAGGAGATACACAGATGGCTGCTCTTACGTGGCGTGATGTAGCTGCCCCTGACTTCAGCGGTAGTCTTCAAGGTATCGGTCAGTTTTCCCGTCTCCTTGGCAATGCTTTTGCTGGGGCGGAAGGTGCTGTCGGTAAGTTCGATAATGCTCAGGATGAGATGGCCAATCGTGCTATTCTTGAGCGTTCTCTGGCTATGCGTGATCCAGCTTCATACGAAGCTGCTCTTGCTGACGGTTCTCTTCTTGGTTCCGAAGCTGCTCGGGCTTCTGCCTCGACTTTGGCTGGTCTCGATAATCGGGTGGGCAGCCTTCAGAACCAAGCACTAGGGAAGCTCAATCTGGAGAGCACGACTCGTCAGAATGACCAGTCCAAGGCTTTCGATCAGGTTGCTGCTGATGCTGTACGAGCCAGTCAGGCTCGTTTTGCAGGTAAGCCTGATCTTGCTCTGGAAGCTGCCATCAATGGTCGTATGGGTGATATCGGTGCTCGAAACGCTCTGAGCCTTGAACGTGGCTTTGAGACTTCCGAGACGGACGGTCTCGCCAACTCTAATACCCGTCAGAACATGGACCTTGGTATGCGTCGTGAAGGACGTGACCAGACTCTCTTTGATCGTGGTACGACCGAGTACACCGAAGCTCGTCAGGTTCAGCGTCTGGCTGATGATGCGATCTCGCAGGGCTACGATGCCAGCAATATCGACCAGTACATGAATGCCAATGGCATTACTGGTAACGTCAAGGCTGCCCTTCGTGGAGCTATTGGCGGTGGTGTATCTGGTGGCAGTGGTGGAGGCGGATCCTCGGGAGCTAGTGTTGTTGGTGATCCTTCTCGGGTCATGAACTATGAAGCTCGTGCTGCTGGCTTCAGTTCTGTTCCGGATAGCGTCAAAACCCTTGGTGATGCCTCGGACTATGCCAAGCAGGTAAACCGTGCTGGTGTAGCCTCCAGTGCTATGGGCTTGTACCAGATTGTTGGTGACACTATGCGTCGTGTTGCTCCTCAGGTACTTGGTCCTAACTGGCGTAATGAAGCCTATACCCCTGAAAATCAGGCGAAGATCGCTACAGCTATCTTCAATGCCAACAGGGGTTCAGCTGATGCTCTGCGTAAGCAGTGGGTCTCCCTGAGTCCTGCTGAAGCTGAACGTGTGCGTCAGCTGCCTGCTAATCAGGCTCTGGCTATCATTGCTCAGAAGGAGTCCGGTGCAACTCCAGCACAGCTGGCTGGTGCAGGTGCTATCAGCCAGAATACTGCTCAGCGTCGTGTGCTTGCCAAAGATCCGACTGGTTTTGCTGGTCGTATTGCCAAAGCACAAGGTCAGCCGGATGCGAGTTTGGATGAGGTTGCAGCACAGGTAGCCAAGGAAACTGGTGCTGATGTGGGCAATGTCCGCAAACAACTTCAGTCTATCAGTGGCATCATGGCCAATAACAAGGTTCCTGCTGGCTGGGCTGTTGCTGGTGAGATCTACAAGGAAGGTCGTGTTGGAACCAACTGGGCTAATGAGAAGCTACATTCTTGGTTCGATACGACTGGTGCTGGTTCGGGTCAGATCATTGACGATAATGCTGTTCGTGGAGCCATCGAACGGTATCGTAGTGTCACCTCTGGAGTGAACAGTGAGCGTGGTGGTGTTGGTGCTGCTGAACAGGCCAAGACCGCTGCTCTGACTGATTACACTGCGAAGTATAATCGTGTGATGGGTCTGCGTACTCGTGCAGCCAATGGTGCTCCAATCAGTCCTCAGGTGCTTGGTAAGGCCGAAGCAGATCTTGCTCTGGCAGAAGCTAGGACCAAGGATCTTGTTGGTGGTCGTATTGCTGAGGATGAGGCAGATGCTACCAATACGGACCTGAACTATACAGGCCGTGGAGGTGGTGCTCCAACTCGTAGTGGATCGCCAAGTCCAATCGTTATGCCTCGTGATAGTGATGCAACGGATAGCTTGGTAGGTGCTGCTAAGCTTGGACCTCTTGGTTATGGTCCTGCTGCAATCGGTCTGCTTGCAAAGGCTGCTCGAAGCGCCGGGGTTACTCCTACGAACAAGGCAGTAGCGAAAGCTGTATCTCATCCACCGGCTAACATGAACCAAGCCCAATGGGCTGAAGCTCTACGGAGAAATCCTAGGCTTCTTCTCCAACCCGGAGGTGGTCAGCTAGATCCATCCTTCGCTCCATTCCTACGACGATAAAAGAAGGCCCCTCAGGTAATCTGGGGGGCTTTCTCTTTTAAGGATATTCGTGTTAGTGAGGGCCTATATTCACAAATAGGTTCTTATTGATGCCTGGTTTCGATGACATCGTTGGTAAGTATCTCCCGCAAAATGTGGGACAAACTCTCTCTGCTCAAAAGCAGAACGATGTGCTTACAGCTTCTGCTGAAAAGCAGACCAACCTGTCTACCGGTACTAATAATAATCCTTTGACCCCATACGAACTAAGTGTCGCTCGTATGGAAGGCACGGGTGTCAAGTCTGCAAGCAGCGAACAAGAACGGGACATGCTCACTTTGAGCCCCGGACAGATGTACTTGAAGTATGGACAGTCTGGACTTGAAGCTGCACAACTAGCTGCTAGTAATGCAGGCTCTTATGCGATCTCTCGTAATACCTCTGCTCCCGGCTTTGCTGTCCAAGCTCAGGACGCTACCCGAGATGTCGGTGCTGGTTTTGTTAATGGCATTCTCGATTTGGGTGCCTTGGCTATGTCTCCTCTTGATGGGGTCATAGGCCATCCCTTGATGGATGCCTCACAAGCTGTCTCGGAGTGGAACGAAGGCAGTAAGTCGGACGCCTATAAGGGCAGGCAGATTGCTTACGAAGCACGCCAAGCGATCGATAGTCGGGACAATCTTCAGACCCAAAAAGAGGAAACAGCAGACTATGGTTCTACTGTCGCTACTGCTCGTCGTGTCGGCAGAGACTTTCTCGATGCTGCCTCGAACACGCTCGACGATGGTTATCTCACGTCCAGCCTAGGTGCCAATGCCATTGGTTCGCTGTTGGTAGCTGGACCGATGGAAAAGGGTCTTGCTGCTGTCGGTAAGGCTGCTCTTCGTGGAGGTATGGCCACCGGTGTCGTAGGCAGGGCTGGAGCTCGCAAAGCTCTTCAGGTTGGTGAGAGCCTTGCTATGCCTGCCACGGTAGGCTTGCAGGAAGCTTCAGGCGCATATCGCAGCACCTACATGGATGCGATGATGTCTCTGGCTGATCGTGATGATCTCACGCCAGAAGAGAAGCGATCCATGGCGAACACGGCTGCTCTGGAAGCAGCTGGCACTCAAGGTATCGTTGCTGCTGGGATCGGTAAGCTTCCCGGTTTCTCGGATCTGGAGAGAGCTCCTTTTCGGGTTGGTTCCGTTCGAGGTGCTGTTGCCAATATTGGTAAGGAAACTGCCGAAGAAGGTATTCAGTCTGCCAGTGGTCAGTTCCTTCAGAATGCTGCCATCAAAGCCAACGGCATCGATCCTAATCGTGATCTTGCTGATGGTGTTGGTGAGCAAGGTGCTCAGGGTGCTATCGGTGGATTTGCTTCTGCTGGTATCGTTCAAGCACCCGGTCTTGCCGGTCGTGCTGCTGTAGCTGGAGCCAAGGGTGCTGCCTCTGGTGCTGTGTGGACCGCGAACAAGGCTCTGAGCTATATCACCAACCGTGCTGATACAGCTTTGGCTAAGAACGAGGCAAACTCGCCTGTATCAAATGAGAACCTCAATCGAGCTTCTGAAGCTGCCAGCGTAGCTGTGCCTGAAGTCACTCAGACGATGCGTGAAGAGGTTGATGCTTCGGATGCAACTCCAGAGCAGAAGACCGAAAGCTACGACTACCTTGAGCGTCTGAACGCTTCGACACAGTACACGCCTAGCCAGCGTGTTGCTGATAATGAAGATCTTTCTCTCACTGTCGAAGGTGCCAAGAACAAGTTCGATGCCATGCGTATGCTGGGTGAACTTGCTGGTGATGAAGAGATGCATCCTACGTCTCGGATTGCAGCAGCTAACGAACTGATCTCAATCCTGAATGAGAACCAAGACCTTCTCAACAAGGATTTGCCTGAAGCTCTCAGCAAGCTTCCTCAAGATCATCCGAGCATGAAAGCTTTGGATGGGTATCGTCGTGTGATTGCTGATATTGGTAACAGCAAGAGCATCAATGATGCCGTCGAAATCGCTATGCAGATGGCTCAGCAGACCAAGCCTGAAGATGTCTCGGAAGAGAACATCAACACTCCGGAAGGTCAGGCTCAGGTAGAGCTACAGGTCAATGCTGCTACCCAACAACCGGGTAACAGCAATCCTGAAGTGCTGGCTCAGATCCTTCGTCATCAGAAGGCTGGTTTGACGAACTTGAGCCCTGCTCAGGTTCAGACGCTGGAAGCTGCTCAGTCTCTGGTTCAGACCAATCAGGCTATCAACGAACAAGCTAAGGCTATGGGTCGTATGAAGCCGATCGATCTGGTTCATAACCAGATTACGTCAGAACAAGGCGACCCTGACGAAGCGATGAAGTCGCTCGAACAGCACCAGAAAGGGATTGTCTCTGCTGTTCAAGCTGGAGACAACGAACTCGCCGGGGCACGTCTTGAGGATCTTGTACTGTTTGCTCAGCATATGCAGAACAAGGTCGGAGCTTTTAATACCGCCTTCAGGACGGGTAAGACGAATGATCGTGAAGCGGTCAGCTATCAGTCCCTCATCCCGAACAGCCGTGGATTGAAGGAACGGTTCCATCGGAGAAAGACTGGGGTCTGGCTTAGCCCCAAGAAGGCGAGCTCGATTGATCTTGCTCAGAAGGTAGCTCTTGAAGCTTCTATGGTGGGAACGCTGGCTAACAATCTGTCCAGCATTTTTACTGACCTCAGTCGTGACTTCAAAATTCCACATATAGAGCTCGTTTCTTTGGATCCGGGTTTAGTGGGAGAGTCGCGTCAGCTTGCTAAGGGCTACGCTTCCGGAGAACAGAAGGTTCCATCTAGTGCAGTCGAGCAGGAGACTAGCACCCCTGTTGCGGAGCCCAAAGAGACTAAAGTCGAACCGGAACCAGAAAAACCCACTGAAGAAGTAGTACCTACTGAAAACAAAGAAGAAAATATTTCTTCAGAGCGGGAACCAAACGCCAATAAAGCTGAACCTGATATTAAGGAAGTAGCAACAGAAGAGGTATCCAAGCCTGTTGAAGATGCTGTTCCAGATGCTCCGACTTATGACAGTCCGGAGGAAGAGAGCCTGTCTCGTCTTCTTGGTTCAGATGATAACGGTAAGACTGAAAAGGGTAAGGTACGGAACTTCTTCCGTCGCTCTTTCAAGGTCCGTCCCGGCTCCAGTCGAGTGATACTCGAAGGGTTCGATGTCGTGCGTCGAGCTTTAAGCTCTGAACGGGCTTTCAAAGCTGTCGTCGGTGATGACAGCAATGGCTACCACATGCCTGCTCCACTCATCAAAGCATACAGCCGATATATGGATTTCGGTGATGTCATTGCTGATAAGCTGAACGCTCGTTTGCAGGATGCTGTGAAGAGCAATCCTGATCTGTTCGGTGTCAGCAAGGGTATCGAAACCAACCGCTGGCAGCAAGGCAAAGCCATCAATTTGATGGAGATGCAGGACGGTAAGTTCCAGTATCATGAAGGCATTCTGCAAGCCTCGGTGCTTGCTGGACTTCAGTGGGCTGTCATTGCTGAAGGCATGAAGCGTCAGATGAACGAAGCCGATCTGGCTCAAATGCTTGGTATTGATGAGAACGAAGCTGCTCAATTCTCGGACCAGTTGAACGATCTCAACTCGACGATTGGTCAGAGCGAAGCTGTTCAGATGATCGGCCAGATGCTGACTCGGTATTGGGGTGTTTCTCCCAATCCGTCTGCTGACGTGTCTTATACGCAGGGTATCCCGGCTGCCATGGCTGGTGAGATCCTATCGGTGCTGTTGGATCCAGAAGTTGGATTTGCTAAGCAAATTCAACTTGAGTTTGCTGGTGAGGGTGTCTTCCAGACCCATAACCGGATCTCGTTTGCTGATCGTACTCCGGAGATGGTGCAGGATATGTCGGCTCTGAAGGGCTGGCCCAACCTCATCGAAACCGTGGCTGTGTCTGAACCCAATCAGGTGACTTACATCGGTGAGGCTCCTTCAGAGAAGGATGTACCGAAGTTCCAGCACCGGTCTAAGACCACGCTGTTGACTGCTCCTCAGAAGGAGATGATCCGTAATGCAAATCGGATTGTCAATAAGCCGAATGTGTCCATGATCCACTTCATGGCTCATGTGGGTCGTAAGGGTAATGAGATTGTGTTCGGACAAGGAGACCTGTCTGGTCTGACCTTGAATGAGAATACTCGTCGATCGCTGGAAGGCAAGAACCGCACGATCACGTCTGCCTACGATACGCTTTCGGGTTTTTACAACGAGGTGCTGAACAAGGCAGATGGAAAAGATCCATCCGAAATGGATGTATTTTTTGCTCATACTGTCACGAGTGTTGGACGCTTGATGCAGCTGGGAGCCAACAACCCTCAGTCCAGCAAGCTCATGCGTGAGATGTTCTTGCCTACTAGGTCCGTTCTGGACATGACCGACAAGAACGTCTCGGACATGTTCATGCTGGCTGTAGCCCAGCACTTGGGCGAGAAGATCCATACACAGGATCGTGCTGTCTCGGTCGCTAACGCCGAAGCTCTCCTCAATGGGGATCTGGTAGAAGCTGCTGCCATGCTATCAGAATATCAGGACAACCCTAAAGTTCTGGATGACGAGGAGGCATATGCTCTCCGTGATCTCCTTGGTTCCAACAACAGCTATGCTGCTGTCCATGCGATCATGGAATACACTCGTTGGATGAAGCTCAAGGAAGCAGGTGACACTGCTGGTCTAAAGGCTTTCACGACCTCAACCTACATCGAAGCCGATGGTGTGACCAATGGTCCCATGATGGCTTTGATGATGTTCGGAACCGGACAGTTTGAGCAGTATCATCTGGATCTACTTCAGAAGGGAGGTTTCATGGTTGGAGCCACTCCTGACGAAGATGGTAAGCTACCTTCGATCAACAGCCTCGGTAAGCAAGTCGATCTCTACAAGGAAGCATCGAATAAGCTGACTAAGTTGCTGTCTCAATCCTTGATGTCCAAGCGTGATGCTAATGACGATGTTGAACGTCACTTTGCTTCTCTTCGTGGAGTGATGAACACTCTACTTGGAGCCAAGAACTTCACCATCAACGAGGATGAGTCTGGTCTTAGCATCAGCATCGACCGTGGTGTGATGAAGAACCCTCTTACCGTGACCCTATATGGTTCAGGTGAGAAGGGCATTGCATCCAAGGTTGTCTCTGCAATGATGGACAAGCTCTATCAAATGCATTCGGAGGTTCTGAATAATCCTAACGATCCTGTAGCACAGGACGAATGGGCTGACATTCAGGAGGCTATCAAGCCCCTGATGCAGAGCACCTATGTCGTTCGTAAGGACGATGGCAAAGCATTCGTCATCAACCAGAAAGACACCAAGCCCGCCAAGGGCAAAGGAGAGTCGCTGACTTTCTCCGGTGATCAGATCAAGAACCTGACGACGAATGTGCAGAATATGTTCGTCAAGGATATGCGTGGTGCCATCAATGAAGTAATGGGCTCTGCTGCTGGAGCTACGACGGCTATTCGTCGAGCAGTACAGGCACAGTCGATCTTCTTTCAGGCAGCTTATCAGGACAAGATCGCTGCTGCTCTGGAAGCCAAGAAGTCGGATCCAGAATGGGTTGCATCCGAGTTCCTGAGCCAGCGTGAGCTAGATGAGATCCTCTCCGAGATCGGTCATCTTGCACCTATGGTCAGCACTGGCGACCAGAGCTTCATGATGTCTGGTTCAGAGCGGAGCTTCGTCTCTGAACCAACCGAAAAGAACAAGCGGCCTCAGCCTAAGAAGTTCGCTTCTACCCTTGACGGTAAGATGCGTATCGATGGGCAGATCTACGTTCCTTCGGATGCACGAGTTCGTGGTATCCCCTTCATGACCATCGGACCGGGTGATGGTCAGATGATCCAGAATGCTGCAACGGGTCCGAATGCTTTGGATCGGGTGGGCTATGTCTATGACGGTGTGAACCTGCCTCTGGATCAGGCAGAAGCCTTCAGCCAGAAGATCAACGAGGCAGCAGCTAATGCTGCCCTCGGAAACCCTCTGCGTGCCGTTCTGAACAGTTTTGAGCAGTTCATGAAGAGCTACAACCCGAACCAGCTGGACAACAACGAGAAGGCTCAAAAGCAGCTTGCTCGTGCCATGAATGATGGTCGGATCGAGCTTCAGCTGGATGACGTGCTGGAAGAGCTACGCCAGTATGCAGATGAGATTGATGCTCGTCATGCAGCCTTGCGTGAAGTCGGTATTGTTGTCGATCATATGGCTGGGACCGAGAGCCCTCATCAGATTGGAACCAACGAACGGAACCAAGAGAACCCTGTTCTCGATGATATACAGCAAGCCTATGCCAAGCATCTCGATGAGATTACCAAGAACAAGAATAAGCCAGACGATATCAAGTCTGACTTGCGTAGCCTCGGTACTATCGAGAACTCGTCTGGTGCCCGTATTATCCTTGGTTCCGAACTAGCCTCTGGGCTGCCGGAAATGAATGTTTCCAAGGATTTGAAGGATCTCATCAAGGCAGCCTTGAACTCGGACCAGACCAAGGATTTGAAGATCGTCACGGGCACCCGTGCTGGTGTAAACACATATCTTCGGAATAACGGCATCAATGTCGAAGAAGAACTGCGTAACCATGCAGAGGGTCTATATCGAGATAACACGATCTATCTGTACAATCCCAGTGCAGAGACTCTTGCTCACGAACTGGTACATGCTTCTACCTATAACGTGGTTGCAGAGCACTATGCCAATCCTCAGGATGGTATAGTCAAGCAGTCTGTTGAACGTCTTGAGAAGCTGATGTCTCAGTGGATGTCCACTCAGACTGATCCTCAGTTGAACTCAGAAGATAATAACCGGGACTTCGATAGCGTTCGTATGGCCATTCAAGATGGCCTCGATAGCGGTAACAAGGCTGCTGCTCTGAATGAGTTCATGGCTTGGAGCTTGAGCAATCAGACCATCTCGGAGAAGGCCAAGCGTACCAACGTCTTGGATAAGCTGGCTCGTATTGCTGCTACCGCAGTCCGTGCGATCCGTGCCCTGTTCCTGGGTAACAAGGCCGATCAGGTCGGGCAGGATATTTTCTCGAACGTCAGGTTCAATACCAAGATATTAATGGCTCAGGAGAATGAGCAATCGATCTATGACCGTCATCAGAATACGATCCTCGCTCAGAACCGTTGGTTCGGTGAGAACAATCGTGTTGCTGGTGTGCGTGAAGCATTCTCCGCTAAGGTGGGTGCCTATGTGGCAGCTGCGGCTGATCTAACCGATCATGCTGATCGTATCGTCGAAAAGTCCAAGGCAGTAACTCTGGCTCAAGAAGTCTTCGAGCACTTCACTGCTAATGGCTTCCCTATGACGATGCAGCAGAAAGGCGCATTCACCAATCTGATCTCGACGTTTGCTATGAGCGTTGAGTTCGATGGTAATACCCTGAACCGCCTTCAGAGCCTGTACGATCATGCCATCTCAAAGATGAACGTCGTGGACTTTCTGTCTCACCCGGACAGCATTGATCCTAACGATAACCGTCAGGCTACTGAGAAGTTCAGGACTATTGCTGGTAAGAGCTTCGTCAAGACCGACCAGTTCGGTCGTAGCACTCTGCTGCCTTCCTTCTTGGCTCTCGCTTTGGTCGATCCTTCTGTTCAGAAGATCCTCTCTAAGATCGACATGCCTAAGTCGGAAATGCAGGAAGACGGTACGCTGGATGCTGCTTTGACCAATCTCGGTACTCGCATGATGGATACCGTAGGACGTAAGCTTTCTGGTCAGGATGCAAATGCCAGCAACGTACAAGAAGGTCTGGAAAGCCTGATTGACGTTCTTGTGAACTCAGTCTCGGATGAAGAGAACTTCATCTCTTCCATTGCCGAACGTGGTGGCAATCTGGTGGACAAGGGCAATAAGTGGGTTGCCAATGCTCTCAGTGCTGGATCCAAAGCGATTAGAGACAAGGCTAAGTCTGTTCGGGATGCAAACCCTAACAAGATGACCAAGAGCATCGCCAACGTCACCAACATCATTGCAGCTATTGCTGACCAAGGTGAAGCTGATGAGCTTGCCAAGGGCTTGATGTCCTACATGAACCGTAATCCCCAGATCTTCCTCGCTCTGCGAGAGATCACGAATGAGCTTGTTGGTCGTACCGAAGGAGATAACTCGGATGTGGTGGACAAGATCAAGCCTACGAAAGCTGTCGTTTCTAAGGGACGTGAGCAGTTCCGTGAACGTCTGCCTAAGCTGATCGCTGAGAAGTTCAGCCGTGAGCTCTCGGACCAAGAATGGACGGATATGCATACCGGCCTAGGCAAGACTGATGTGCTCTCTCTCTTTGGTTCAAAGACGATGGCACAGATGGTCGATCTTATGTCCGATCAGACCAAGATTACTGGCGAAGTGACGGCTCTTGAAAGCCAGATCAACAGCCTCGATAGCAAGAACGCAAAATCCATTCTGGACAATGCGAAGAAGCTGGCTGCCTATATGACGACTGGTGAAAGGCAGAAGGGTCTGACCCTTTACAATGCCCATGCTATCGCTGATCTTTCTGGAGCTAAGCCCAACAAGTCTGATCCGGCTTTGATTAAAGCTGTCGATGATTTGACTTCACTCTACGCGATGGAAGCTCTGCCTAAGGGAACCAAGGAAACCCTTACCGATCTCGCCAAGAACGAGAATGAAGGTATGACCTTTGTCATGTCGTATCTGGCAGGATTGCGTGCTGATGAAGTCAGCAAGCTGGAAGGTCGTGCAGTCTATAACCACTACAAGGGTTATGTGCCTTCTGAGCAACAGCAAGGTGTGAACTTGCTGGTAGCTCCTGCTGCGGATCATAATCGACTGACCACCATGGGATATGTCGAAGCAGCGAACTATCAGGGTTCGGTTGCTGATAGCGATCCCGTGAGTCGGAAATACTACTTTGCTCCTGTCTCTGGTCAGGCTCCTTATAATCAGGGTCTTGTCCAGACTGTTCGTCCTACGTCCTATGGTGTGGATCCAATGACAGGATATTCCTTCGGTGTGCTAACTGCTGGTCGCATCACTGATGTGGATGATGTTGCTCGTGTAAGCCGTGCTCTTGCTCGTGGTGAAAGCACGCCTGAACCCCTGCGTCCGATCTTCAATGAGCAAGGTAAGGTTGTCGCTTATGAGCGTACTATGGATCATGCACAGGAAGATCGCCTGAACCGTAATACCCATCTCGGTGAGATGATCGGTTCATGGCGTGGTCGCCAATTTGAAGAGCAGATGGCCCGAGCTTTCAACACTGAACTGGTACATACCTTGCATGGTATGTGGGAGCGGGATCGTGAGGCTGGTCGTGACAAAGAGTATATCGATGTCATGGATGAAGCCGAGCTTCGTAAGGATCCTGTCCTTGCCGATAGTATAAAGCTCCTGCCTCTGGATCTTCAGAGCGAGATCAAGCAGCTATTCGGTAAGGATGGCTTCATGGTTCGTCGAGACATGCTGCTGGACACTCTTGGTGAGCGTGCAGCCAGTATCGGTGATGCTTGGACCGGTAACAGCCGTTTCAGCAAGGAAGCGCAAGATCGGATCCAGAAGCTTGCTATCGGTGTGTTTGGTGTTGATGCATACAAGTATGCTGTCAACGCTGAGAAATTCTATCAGACCATTATCAGTGATGCGAAGAAGAACATCGTCATCAAGTCTGTAGTTGTGCCTGTCGCTAACCTTGTATCCAACGTCTATCAGCTTAGCAGTCGTGGAGTCCCTTTGGCTCATATCATCAAGGGTATGCCGAAGAAAACTCTTGAGATTGACAACTATGTTCAGATGGAACTTCAGTACATGAAGTATGATGCTGAACATCGTGCTGCTACTGCTTCTGATGATGTGGTGGAAGCTCGTAAACTTGATCTTAAGATGAAAGCTATTCGGGATGCACAGATGCGTATGAGCATCTGGCCTCTCATTGAAGCTGGTGAGTTCAGCACGATCTCTGAAGGGCTCGATATCGAGGACGGTGATCTTTACAAGGGCAAGCTTACCAACTGGATCGACAAGCGTGTTTCGGGCTTCCCTGAGGGAGTTCGTACCTTTGCTCGCTATGGCTATCTGACGCAGGATACGGCTTTATTCAAAGCCCTGCAAAAGACGGTCGATTATGGTGACTTCATCGCTAAGGCGATCCTGTACGATGATATGACCAAGCGTCAGAAATTGACCAAGGATCGTGCTCTTGCTGAGGTGACAGAAGAGTTCATCAACTATGATCGTCTGCGTGGTCGTAGCCGTCAGTATCTTGAGAGCATGGGTCTCATGTGGTTCTGGAACTACAAGGTTCGTGCTGTGAAGATTGCTGCCAATATGATCCGTAATAACCCCCTACATGCTCTGCTCGCAGGCATGGCACCGGTTCCTTCCTTTGTTGGTTCCATCGGTACACCGATCACGGACAACATCTTCAGCGTTATGGCTGATGGAAGGTTGGGCTACTCCATTGGTCCGGGTCAGGCTCTACGCGGCTTCACCATGAACCCTTGGATCAACCTCGTATCCTAACAAAAAACGGCCCAAGGAGAAATCCTTGGGCCGTTCGTTTCTGAGTGTGCTCAGGGTGGTGGAGAGCTTCCCCCTTTGAGGATGCACCATCCAAGAAGTCCCACAACCCCTGCGGCTGCTATGTAGGGAGCAGCTACTACGATGGCAGTCGTCAGTACGAAGACCACCACAAGTATGCAGATCCCTACTATGAGGATCCGCAGCACTCAGGTTATTCGGGCTTCGACTTCAGACCAGCGAAGAGCGACTGGCGGGCAGGAGCAGGCTCTGCATCCGTCGTCTCGGCAGCGTCTGCGACATCTGCCGTAGCTTCCTCAGCAACAACCGGATCGGCTGCTTCTTCCTCAGCAGCAGGCTCTTCAGCTTCAGTCACAGCAGCACCGCCAGTGATGGCCGAAACAGCCTCACCGACCGACATATCAGCGGTCACAGGAGCCTGAGCGGCCTCTGCCTGCACAGGCTCGTCAGCCTTCGGGGTGACAGTCTTGGCCGGCGCCTTCGGAGCATTCGGCTTACGAGCCGGTGCCGAGCTCGTGCTGGTGACGGGAGCCGGTGCAGCAGTGTTGTTGCTGACAGCCGGACGATCTTCCTGACCGTTGTCGAGAACGATGTCGATGATGGCAGTGGTGCCTTCGTCGCCACGGGTAGCCTTCAGCTGAATATCGATCCGGCTGCCTTCCTTCACGTCGATCAGACGATGGACGTAATCACGGATGGCTTCGTGGATCTCGGTTTGTACGATAGTGACCTGCATGTTCATTTCCTTGGTTCAGTCTAGTCGTTCTATAACGACTTCAACTCTGGCATTGCCCTTGTCATACCCACCGTAACCGAACGCCACCATGTTGAGGTGAGTAGGATTATCGTCAGGTATCTTCCCATGCTTCGTTAAAACGTCGCAGAAGAATTTGTCTACTATGCAACAGACATTAGCGACATCAGGTTCCCTTCTGGTTCCAGTAACCAGATAGTAACTTAGCCTTATCTGATGCATAACAGGCAGGTGAGCTATACGGGGGGCAACAATCTCCGCAAAGCTAACCTTCATGTCACTGAGAAGGTGGAATGGTGCATTGCGATACACATTCAGATTGAGATGAAAAAGCTTAGGCTTTCTCACCCCATATTGAATGGATGTAGGCAACGCTATCGTCCACATAGAAAGAGACCCTCACTCAGTTGAATGAGGGTCTCCTCTATCTCCAAGTTATCTTGGATACAAGCTCAATAACGATTAACTTCCGCCGAAAAGGCTCTTGCGAGGAGCACCGCCAGCAGCTGCTCCACCGTTGCCGCTGCTCGGAGGAGCACCAGCAGAACGATTGCCACCAGGACGACCAGACTGACCACCGTCACCATCCTTGATGGTACGCTTGTCCTTGGTCTTGCCCTTGTGAGCTTCGAGCCACTTGTCCCAGAAGATACCGACATTGTTGCCAGCATCATCCAGCATCTTGTCGCCTTCGACTTTGGTGGCACGAGCAGCTTCCTTGACCGTCACATGATAGACGGGATGGAAGACCTTCTCGATGTTGTTGGTATCGCGGGTATCCGCAATATCCACATACGTATCACCCTGAAGCTCGGTCTTGTTCTCCAGCTGCTTGTAGATGGCGAGCGAGATCTCCTTGCCCAGCAGATCAACAAGGACGTGTGCTGAGGTCGGCAGTTCCTTCTTGTCCGACGAGTTCCAGATCATGACCGTCTTTTCTTCGGTCGCCTGATCGGCCAGACCCTTGTCGGTCGTGATGAGGCAGATTTCATTGACCAGATCAAAGCCCGGAAGGTTCTGCTTCTTGGAGGTGTCACGCTCCTGCGAGTTCGACTTCTTCGGATGGAAGTAGTTCTGACCCTGCCGATTGGTCACATAGATGGTGGAACGGAACTCACGACCATCGTCGAAGATGAAGGTTACGTTCTGAGCACCACCGTCAGACTTGCCAGCGTAGGCAAGCTTGATCTTCATCGTGTAGATGTCGGTCTCTCGGGTGAAGGAGCCACCACCAACTCGCTCGTCGGTTTCTTCATGGCCTTCGGTCGTAAGATTGCTGAACAATCCCATAGTATTGGTATCCTTTCTAGTTACCGTAGTATTGCTTGAGCCGCTTGAACACGAGATCCATATCGTTGTCGATAAAGAGCTCGTTGCGGTTCCAGAGACCCATTGCGGATCTCATCTTCTCACCGGCATAAGCACCGGTGACGCGAGTGCAGAAGACGTATTTCAACCCGTCTTCTCGTTCCTCATCAGTGATGGTGAGGAGTTCATTCTCATATTGCTCCAGCTTTGCAACAGGCATCTGCTTGGTGCTGAGAATGGTGGTGAAGTCTGCTTCGACGCCCACCTTGCCAACTGCCCCCTTGATGGGAACCGTGGTGTTATTGCTGAGACTGGCCTCGTCATACTTCGTCTCTTGGTGAGCGAGTATGGCATAGTCCTTGGTTCCAGCCTTGATGGCGTGAATGACTTCACGATAGAAGTTACCGTAGTCACCCCATGCCTGCTGACCTTGCTTGGTTCCAGCACGAGGAACGACATACTGTCGTTCGTACATGGACATCAAGAAGGTGATGGTATCGAGCACAGCCCCAGAAACATCTGGGTTGCTTTCGATCTCAGCAATGTATGCCAGCACGTCATAGGCGTCAGGCACTTCGATGTTGACCATGAAGTTGCTCCGGAAAGGAGTCTCCTTCAGATCGGTATTCAGATAGACCATCTTCTCCTGCGGAAGATTACGCAGAGAAGTGGACTTACCGGTGTTGGGTGGACCCATAACCAGCACAATGTTCTTATTGCCTGTTTCGGACATAGTTGTTCCTTTTGCTTGCAAGCCTCTGGCAGTTCCGAACCAAAGAACAGAACTGCCAGTCTACTCACTTACGTTCGAAGCGTTTAGCTACAGTGACCATAATGGTGCTGTCGATCTCTTCCTCACTCAACGGATTGTTGAGCTTGTTGTTGAACGAATGCACCTGCTTCGAAACTGTATGCAGATCCAGACCGCCATCGACCAGAGCCAAGGCAAACCGGATCATGTGATTGTTCCGATTGCCAGAGGCTATACGCTGAGCGAACCAGCGTTCCATGTTGTCGAGGTTTTCGAGTTCCTGCATCCCACGCTTGTGAGCTTCATTCCGGCTTGTCTTTGGAATGAAGGGCAGAGCATCAAGGATCTCACCATCCATGTTGTAGTGGTAATCACCATCAAAGCTTTCCCACTTCTTCGACCGTTGATTGGCCGATGGATCAGTTGTGAAAGGCAACCACTCCATGAATGAGTTCATGAACTCCTTGTACTCGTCAGAGTCGAGCTTCAGATTATAGTTGATCGGGATGATCAACCGGAACCTGTTCTCTTCTTCTGTATGACGCTTCGTGGTGTACGTCAGGAACTTGTAGTCCTTCAGCAACTCATGACACGTCTCCAGACTGACTCCGCCATCGACATCGATTACGATCATGTTGAAACCGGGAATGACATTTTCCTCGGCTCTATGGTTCTTGACGAACCCATGATTTGACCAGTGCATCGGTTCGCAGGTTCCATCCGACTTTGGATCCTGCATAGCCTGTGTCATGATATGCAGCTTGTCGAATGGAACGACTTCGGTCTGATAGTGATAGGCCCAGTGATCCGAATAGGAGACAGTCATCTGATCGATATCAGTCTCCTTCAGCTTATCACCTGTGAAGAACTCGATACCGTCAGTGAACGTCTTCTTGATGATGATGTGCTGCTTATAGCCCCATGCCGTAGCCATGGTCATCATCTCATCACGAGCACCCTTGCCTGCCTTGTAGAAGGGTAAGCTCTCATGAAGATCGGTATGCGTCAGAGGTGTTCCAACATCACCGATGAACTTGGCCAACTTGACGTAAGCCCTCTCACGAGTGAGGATCTTCTGAAAGCTTTCACCGGACTCTTCAACAAGCAGGATAGCCTGTTGAAGATGATCGATGCAGATCTCAGTACTCTGATCCACAAACGCATAAGCACCAGCAAGCTTCAGAGCCTTGAAGTACCTGTGAGACATTTCTGCCTTACGGATCTCTTCGTGATCTGCCATCTCATCAGCTGCCTGCTCACAAGCCACTTTGTAGCGTACAAGCTCGATGCCTACGTTGTCCTCTACTTGCATACGCCAGCCGAACATGGCTGGATCCGCAAGATTATGGAACTGCATAGCCCACTTGTTGATGGACTGTTTATTTCCTTGGCTGATCAGGTTTGTGTAGATCTGTTCGGGCGTCTGTGAATGGAACGCCTTGCGATCCTGCTCACCCCAACCAAAGAGGCAACGACGAGCATAGCCGGTGTCAAGGAACTGATAGAACTGATCCTCAGTCTGGCCACCATCCAGCAACTTAGCTGGAGTACCGAACAGGAGAGCATTTGTCGGAGTCTTCCCATCGACCTCTTCACCACGTTGATTGTCCACGGTATTCTTCGTGAGCTTCTGCTTGACAATGCCCTGATCGAACAATTCCAGAAACAAAGTTAGCACATCCGTGGAACCAATGAGGTTGGATCCGATTTCATCTATCTGTAGGTTGATGGACCCACACCCAGACAGCAGCAGCTTATGACGAAGTTGCTTCACCGCAGGAGGAGTGCCCGAGTCGAATGTGAAAGGAAACGCCCCGGCAGAGCGAAATTCCTTTTCAGCCTTCTCGAACTCTTCCTGCGGGTCAGTCCCATTCCGTGCTGCCCGGTCATTGGCAGTTTCCCACAGTGACTGTTCCGAAATCACAGGGAACGTGTCTTCCATGAACCGCTTGCGGAACGGCTTCATGAACTCGTTCTCGACGATATGAACGCTGTGGCCCTTACCGAAACCAGACGTAGCCAGAGCCAACACATAGAGGTTGACCGGAATATCACCACGATCCTTCGTAGCGATCGTGGCTCGCTGACAAGCAGCCATCTTACAGAGGAAGTAAGCAACCTCTGCTCGAAAGAACCCACGATCTGTATTTTGTGTCTTGGCACACAAGACATCAACCATCTCTTCAAGAGCCGGATGATGCTTGATGCCAGTAAGATCAATCGACAAAGTAAAGCCTCCTCTGTTGGCAGATCTCATAAGCTGGGCAGTAGGGGCAACGCTTCACCTCACCGGGAACCGTCTTAATTACGCCCTTGCCCTTATCGGCTAGGTGCCGATTAGCTTCTGCAAGATCAGTGAAATTCTTGGATGATTTTGCGGTTGGATCATTAGCCTTAGCTGGATCCGAGTAGTATTTGTAACTCGGGTCGCTACGCCACAGATCCTCATCCGTGCATGGCGGGATACTGCTCTCAGGAGTATCCTTGAACTTCTGAAGCTGACCCAGCTTGTCACGCACATAATCGGTGACATCAGAAGTCGGCAAGAGACGCAGATCCTTATGACAGGTGCGGCTCTGAGGATAATCTGCCTTCATTCGAGCTTGGCTCTTTTGCCAGTCAGTGAACACGTAATTGATACGCATCCAGTCCTCGGTGATCTTTGGCAGATCCTGTGCTTCATCGAGCCAGCGATAGAAGCTGCCCTGTAGGCGTGTCTCTTCGTTTCTGGTTCCAAAGACCCAAGCCCATGCAGAAGTGCTCTTGGTATCCTCAACGTGACCTTCCATCACGTTATCGAACTTACCACCGACAACCCAACCAGCGAACTCACGATATGCACGCTGTTCGAGGAACACCGGGATCATATCAGGATTGGCCTGACGTTCTTCGTCAGTAGGGTTGATATGGATCATGTCGATAGCTTGATCTGGATAGCCAAGCTTCTTCAGGTTACGACGATAGTTTTGCTTCCATGCTCGTTCGATGCCATCATGGATCGTATGGCCGAGAGCACGAGCGATGTAATCTTCGACATCCTCTTCACGATCTTCAGGCTTGACACGCATGGTCATGACCAACTGCTTCAGTGGCTTCATGAGCGTGGTGACGCTGATGTAAGGCTTGTCGAACTTCTCACCGGCGTTGTAGTCGTAGTTATCATCCACTGCCCACACAGCCAGTGTCAGCGAAATATCGCCGTTGTTCGTGATCTTTGCCACGCATGTTTCCTTTGATGTTGGAGAGGTTACTCAGACCCCCAGAAAGACTAGGGGCCTGAGCTTCCTTGGTTCAGCTAAAAGGCAGTTCCAACTGCTCTTCAGTCTGATCCAGTTGCAGTTTGATGGACATCTTCAGCTTCCTCCAGCTTTAGATGACGCAGGATGTTGGAACCATAGTGGACAACTTTCTCCATGTCATAGACAGGAGAGTGTCCCGGCTTGCCGTTCTGTTGACGTGCAGCGGCAGTCCGCCATAGAGCTTTGAAAGCACAACCTTCATCGAAGGTCATACCCAGTGCGTGGATAATATCCTCACACTCAGCTTGGTATGGATCCTGCTCCTCTCTCCGGGGATGCGCCACTTTGACAAGGTAATAGTTCACCCTGCCCCCCGTGAGCTTGTCGCTCATTCTACGACGATCCCATCGCCGTTGACAGCGTTCTTCAGATCTTCAGCAGTACGAAGAACCTGAGGCTGTGAAGCCTGTACGATCTCTTCAGGGAGCTGCTGGAAGTCGTCTTCGGTCATCCAACCGAGAGGACAGATGTTCGTGATGACGACATCACGGATAGCCAGCTTGGGTATGTCCCCAATCTTCTGATAGGCAATGGCCTGAAGATTGCGCTGGCCGCGTACCATGTTCTTGACCGGAAATTCTTCACGATCAGAGCGAACGATGCAGGATTGAATGGTGGTGGAAACGTCTTCCTCACCTTCAGCACGTTCGAAGGAAAACAGGAGATTTCCCGTTACGAGAAAGTAGAAAAACTTCTGAGCAGGCTGCTCGTTTTCGGTAGCTTCGTTCATGGTATTTCCTTTGGATTTGGGATGGGTGGTATAGCAGGATTACCCAGCCAGAGCTAGTTGGACGATGCTCATAATTTCATCGTCGTTGGCTCCGTTAGGGATACCTATTTCCGTCTTCCATGTTGGATAGAAGATGGACAGTTCGCCACCCAGCTTTACTTCTGGATGCCAGATAGCAGGATCATCCTGCCATTCGACCGCTTTAACTAGATGCTCATTCGTGTAACGAATAGCTGCAAGATCATCTCTGATCATGAAGTATTGAGCATCATGGATATGTGCAGATGGTTTAATGTCCAGACGGTGAGCACTCTTACGAACCTTACCGTTGAACTCTACACCTGCACGGGTATTCAACAGACAGTAACTCTGACCTAGAGCATTGCCTGCTGTACGTCCTTCAGCAACAGCTTCGAACGGTGTCTTACGAGTTCCTAGAATGACCTGATGCAGCAATGGGGTACGAAGGCGTAACCCAAAAGCCACAGTGACATAGCCAGTCTTGGTAGCCTCTTCGAGCTTGGCTGCCACCCATTCATCGCTGACAGCGTATAGCTCGTGATATTT